AAACATCCAAAGGTTATGGCTGCTCGTAAAGCGGTCAAAAATGGTACTTATAATGGTAATGTAGATAGAAATGGTAATGCCATTGTACACATTAAAGGTAAACCTCATACAGTAACTAAAGGCGATCCTGCTGCAAGACACGAATCAACAGAACAGCTTGATGAATTATCTCCTGCAACTTTAAAAAGCTATAAGAAAAAGTCATTAAAACAATACAAGCAATCAGCTAATAAAAGAATGGCTGGCGGCGGAGATTATGGATCAGCGACAAAGGCGGCGCAAGACAAGCATCAAAAGAGATTTGATAAACGTCATAAAGGCATTGGTTCAGAAATTAAACGTACAACTGATGATGATATTCACTTAAAAGATCCAAAAGGTCTTGTAAGAAAAGATCCAAAAAGCAATTCTATGACTGGCAAACCAGCTCCTTATAAGTATAAACTTGGCGAAGATTTAGAATACGAAGAAATGAACGAAGCTATTATCGACATCATTAACGAAAATAATATTACCATAGAACAACTAGAAAATATGACTGAGGAAGAACTTCAGGAATTATTAGGTGCCACTGGTAAAGTTATTGGTGGAACAGCAAGGGCTGCATTTGCTGCGACAAGGCTTGCAGGAAGAGGCATTAAAGCAGTAGGAAAAGCCGCGTTGATGAATAAACAAGGCAATGTTCGTGGCACGCAGAGGGCTAAAACAGACGCAGAAAAAGCTCAAAATGACAGACATCAGTCTACATTAGCTAAGATACAAGATAAAAGAAGAGATAATATCCATCAAAAACTTGCTATAAGAAAATCTAATAGATTAAAAAGAGATATAGACAGGGCTAAGGCTAAGCTGAAACAAACTCAGAATAAACCAAAACCAAAAATTTACTAAACCTCATTAAGGAGAACTACAATGGGATCATGGGCAAAACTAGATAACGCGGCATCAGCACCAAAATGGCTGTCTGCAACTGCATCTAATCCAAACAAATCAAACGACAAAGATAACGCGGTTTTCGTTTCAGACGAAGAAGCAGCATTAGCATCTAACCGAGCAAAAGGTCTTACAGGACCGGGTTGGTGGTCATATCACACAGCTAACAGCCGCCACTTTGCGGAATGTTTAGTACCAATGAAGGGCGGAACATGTGCAGACGCTACTGTTGGCGACTTAGGTGTTAGTGGTACAGGCGACGATGCAGTAGTTGCGGATACCTAATAAAAAATGATATTAACAGAATCAACCTTTCTGTTATTTGCTTCGAAGTATTACGACAATCCAAATTGTACCGATACCGTCGAATTTTATGAGGACTTGAAGAGATTTCAGTATTTACGTAAACTATTTGGTAGATACAAACAAGATAATGATTTGAAAGAAAGGCTGATTCTGAATCACTTGATCGTTATATATAATATCTTTGGACCAGAAGCAACTAACATGCTTTTTATGAAACTACATGAATACCACGAATTTTTAAAACCATTTGTGGTATATTTAAACTTTATGCCTAGTGTCGTTTCTTACGACGAATATGTCATACATAAAGATAGTATAGAATCAGATAAATACATTAGCGAACTGCTAAAAGGAATATAAACATGGTTGTAGATCTATTTATGGTATACCAATTTATTCGACGCCTAGCTACGCCGTTTGAAAAATGGCCTGCATATAAAGAAGGCATCATTGATAAAGATGGTAAAGTACTAATCAAATCAAAAGATTTAAATACTAAAAAACAGCGTGCCGCATGGCGTATCTTTGATCGTATGATTGCTAACCTGAAGAAATTACTCGCCAAAGTCCCAGGTGGTAGTTCAAAACTAGCATCATATGCAGCCGCTCTCTTTTTGATTAGAGAATATAAAGCATTTACTGATGAGGATATGTTTTTGAACGAAGATATTACTGATAACCAATTAGATGAATCATTAGAATTATTTTCTAGTAGTTATAACTATTATACCACACTTGCAGAGAATGTCAATAGAAAAAATGTAAATGAAGCATTCGGCAGAGCAAGATTTAAACAGCAGTTAGCAAAACGTGGAATGGACGTTGATAAACTCCATACTCAAAATGTTAAAGATGCTTTGGATGCCAAGAAAAGACGAGAAAGAGCATCATCTGATTTAAAATCATTTAGACAAAAGAATAACATTGATGCAAAACCAGAAATACAAGAAGAGCCAGTAAATAATGTTAGTGGTGGAAATATAGCTGGTATGGATGGCGGTCACATGTCTAAAGCAGGACAAAAGAAATGGACGTCAAGTAATAAGAGTTCAAAAAAGAAAAGACTAAGAGATATTATGGGAGACAATAAATGATTACTTTAGAACAATTTAGTGCAATGATTCCTTCAAATAAAGAACCAGAGCTTTGGTATGAAGCAGCGGTACCAATGTTTGAAAAATATGAAATCAATACAAATAATCGTATCGCTGGCTTTATGGCACAATGCGCGCATGAGTCATTAGACTTTACAAGATTAGTAGAAAACCTTAATTATTCAGAAAAGGCTTTGAACTCAGTGTTTGGCCGTTATTTTGGAAAAGGAAAACGTGATGCAAAAGAATATGCAAGAGACCAAGAAAAAATCGCAAACTACGTCTACCAAGATGAGTTTAGGTCCAAACGAGGTGCTTTGGGAAACGTCAATCCCGGCGATGGCTGGCTCTTTAGGGGTCGAGGTATCAAGCAGCTTACAGGAAGAAATAATTACACACAATTTGCAAACACAGTTGACTTAAGCGCCGAAGAAGCCGCGGAATATGTATCAACACCGACGGGTGCTATTGAGTCTGCTTGCTGGTTTTGGGCAACAAACAAATTAGAAAAGTTTGCTGACAAAGGTGATAACAAAGGTTTAACCAAAAAGATTAATGGTGGTACAATTGGATTAGCAGATCGTAACCGTCGTTGGGACGAAGCGTTAGCAATTCTTGGTGGTAAAGTACCTGCTCCTAAAACAAAGAAAACATCTACTTCTGTTCGTACTCTACGCAAGGGTATGCAAGGTGATGATGTTAAAAAGATGCAAAAAGCTATTGGTGTTGCTGCTGATGGTGATTTTGGATTTGGAACCCTTGTCGCTGTGAAAAAATGGCAAAATAGTAATGGTTTAGTTGCAGATGGTATTGTAGGCCCTTCTACTCAAGCTAAGATGTTTAAATAATTATAAATACAGTATAGAAATATTAAATCTAACAATAAGGAGATAGAAATGTCTTTAGAAAAAATTATCAAAGAAGCGTTGGATCAAAATCCATTGGAAATGAAAGACGCATTCGCAGAAGAAATGCAATCACGTATCGCTGCTGCTTTAGAAGAAAAATATAAATCTGCTATGGAAGAAGATTTAGAAGAAGCAAAAGACGACGATGATGAAGACGAAGATGAAGATGATGATGACGACGACGATGATGACAAAGACGACGATGATGATTCTGACTCGGACGATGCTAAAATCGGCGCTGACATGAAAAAACTAAACGCATCTTGTACAAAAACAGAAATGTACGGCAAGATGAAAGAAAAGTATGGCTGCGATAAAGCTAAATTTGAAGGCTTATATGCATCATATTGCTCAAAGTAATAGGGTGATAACATGGCGAAATTATATCTATTAATTATCGTATGCGGACTATTTGCAGGTATAGGATATGGCGCCAAACAGTACTACGATTGGTCTGAGGAAACGATAAGCGTTCTTCGGACCAATAACGTTAAACTGGTATCCGCAGCTGAAACATTACAAAATACTGTGGACACCATGGTTGCTGATGCACAACGTAACGAAACATTAAACCAAAATCTTACGAAACAATTAGCAGAGTCGCGTGAGTATTTAAATACATTGCGTAACAAGTTTGCTCGCATTGATTTAGATATGGAAGCTTTAACTGACCCTGTAGATTTAGAAGAAAGAGTACAGAATGCAGTTAACAGACTTATTGACGAAATCGCTAAAGATACTACTCCTCCTTCCGATGCTGATGATACTGACAGCGTGTCTGAGCCAGCCGGAACCGGTAGTAGTAACTCAGACTGAATATCAAAAACAAAACATTCCTATACAAGCAAGACCACCACTTGTTGATTTTCCACCAATGGAATGGATGATTATTACTGAAGATAACCTTGATGAAAAAGTAAATGAACTCAAATCAAAATCAGGTAACTTCGTAGTGTTTGCTGTTAGTTCAAAAGGTTATGAAAACCTTGCTATTGGAATCGGTGAATTGCGCCGATATATAAATGAACAAAAAGCGATAATTGTTTACTACGAAGAGGCTTTGGCAGATAAATAATACTGACAATTTATATTATTTCTAGTGTGATTAAATTATAATCATGGAGTTCGCCACTAGCCTCCGTTATCAAAAGGCATCAAAGGAATAATATCTTGGCATCAGAAAAAAATTGGGAAACCGATATTCGCTTGATTCAGAGCGATATTAAACAAATTCAAAAATTCTTTAACAAGGTTGAAACATCAATGGATGTTATGGTTGACCTTAGTAAGAACGTCGCAGTTCAATCTGAAGTGATCGCTTTTACAAAAGAAAAGCTCGAAGAAATTGAACGTACGGTTGACGAAACTAGACGTAATGAAGATTTACGTTTACAAGTATTGAGCGACAGGTTAGAAGAGTACAGACGGTCGTCACGTGGAGACCACGAAAAACTTGCACAACACAACGCTGAAAAACGAGCTATGAGTAATAAAGAAATACTTGAAAAGCTTGAAGTAATGGAGCGTGGTTTGCATTCTCGTATAAACGAACAAACAAAAAAGATTTCAACATTAGAAAACTGGCGTTACTATATTATGGGTGTAAGTGGTGTTATTATGTTTTTCTTTGCTAAATGGTCTTGGCCTGACGTTTTTGGTTGACATATAATTAAATCTGTGATATATTAAAATAACGGTTGACATTATTAGCTTTTATGTTATAATGTTTATATTCAATATGGAAAGTATATAATGGTAGATTTTGTTGATATTCAGTATGCTCAGATGTTATCTGGCAGACTCGATAATTTTAAAATACGTAACACAAATCCTTATAAAATTAATTTTCGGTGCCCTATTTGTGGTGACTCACAAAAGAGCCGATCTAAGGCCCGTGGATGGCTGTTGGAACGTGATAATAAGTTCTCCTACTATTGCCATAACTGCGGTGCCAGTCAGGGCTTCTCGTTCTTCCTAAAGGGCCAGGATCAGCAATTATACAACGATTATATTGCTGACAAGTTTGTAGGTAAAGCCAACAATACTATCAAAGATACCAAAGAAAAAGAGGTTGACGATAGTAAGTTTAAAACAAAAGCGCCTACATTTAATAAAACAAATCCCCTTTCCAAAATTAAAAAGATTAGTCAATTAAAGTTTGACCATCCAGTTAAACGTTATATTGAACAACGTAAAATACCTACGAGCCACCATTATCGTTTGTACTATGCTCCTAAGTTTAAAACATGGATCAACAGTATTATACCAGATAAATTCCCAAACTTTAAAAAAGATGAGCCACGTTTAATCATACCATTCCTTGATGAACATGGTAATTGCTTTGGTGTATCAGCTCGTGGATTTGATCCTGACGGAATTAGATATATAACTATATTGTTTGAAGAAAGGCCGAAGATTTTTGGTTTGGACAAAGTTGATTTCAGTCAGCCTTATTATATTGTTGAAGGTGCTATTGATAGTATGTTCCTTGAAAATGCTATCTCTATGAATGGTGCTGAAGGCAATGGCAACTCTGCAAGTGAAAATGCAATATACGTATTTGATGCAGAGCCACGTAATAAAGAAATTTGCGATCGCATGGAAAAAGTAATTAAAGCCGGTTATAAAGTTTGTATATGGCCAGAGAACGTTCCTGCGAAAGACATTAACGATATCTATATGAAAGGGTTTGATCCAGAAAAAATGATAGAAGAGAATATCTACCAAGGTTTGGTAGCTGAATTGAAATTTGCTAATTGGAGGAAATCGTGAACTTACTCAATTTAAAACCAGAATTAATAGAGAATATAATTAAAACACTTGAACCGTCAAAAGATAAAGAATGGCTTGAGCTACAGTTTAAAGAACAACAAACAGGTGGCGCATGGAAAGCCCGCCTCCGCGAACAAGGATACGTAATATGAAAGCTAGACTAATTGCCTACTCACAACCAGTAAAAGGTGAAATTGTTGGATTAGATGATGTACAAGATTTGATTGCGTATTGCGCAAGAGTGTCAAATCCGTCAAACCAGTTGAACCAAGAAACAGCGCCTAAGCTACTTAATTACTTGGCAAAACATTCTCATTGGTCTCCGTTTGAAATGGCCAATGCTACATTGGAAATTGAAACAACTCGCGATATTGCACGTCAGATGCTACGTCACCGTTCATTTGCCTTCCAAGAGTTTAGTCAACGCTATGCTGATATTCGTGACTTGGATGATAAAGTGGTTATTCGTAAAGCTCGATTACAAGATCCAAAAAATCGTCAAAACAGCGTTATGACCGACGATGTATCGCTGCATATGGCTTGGGAAGTTCATCAACGAAATGTTTGGAACGAAGCAATGAAATCATATGCATGGGCTATTGAAAATGGTATTGCAAAAGAACAGGCTCGTGCTATTTTACCTGAAGGTAATACACCAAGTCGTTTATATATGCAAGGTTCTATTCGTTCGTGGATCCATTATATTGAACTACGTTCGTCTAATGGAACACAACAAGAACATATGGATATTGCTATCGCATGCGCCGAAGCTATTACAAAAATCTTTCCGTCTATGGAAAATTTTATTGAAAAATAATGTTTCCAAAAAT